TCGCTGGGGTCTTTACGTTACCCATCGTAGCAGCGGGAGCCGACAGAAGCTGGCTCCCGCTGCCTTCCCGGGATGTCCGTTTAGATCCCTGTTGGGCGTTGTACGTAGGCTAGGGCGCATGTGTCCGGCCTTGTCATCAAAGCACCGTAGATGTGAAGTCCGCGCACTGCGTCCGCAAATGAGGTCTGAAGTCGCAAAGCTTCCGTTTCTGTGATCTGCTCCCCATATGTCGTACTCATGGGGTGCCCGGCCTGAATGGCCCATACGCCCGTTCCCGCCCCACCTGCTACGGGTTGTGGCGCATTGTTCGTTTTCAGTATGTTAAAGCCGGATGCCTGGCCCATGAACCCGCGCTGGAAGGTCTGCGAGGCGTCGCCCTGCATGTCGGTCACCGACACGAACGCCTGCGTCTGCGAGATCAGCGAGACGAACCACGGCGGGCAGGTGACGTAGCGGTCCTCATCAGGCACGTTGTTCTGATCCAGGATCACCTTGAGCGGCTCCAGCACCTTGATGTAGGCGTCGGCCGGGTCGGAGGTGCTGCCGCCGTAGGGCAGCGGAGTCAGCGGGGCGCCGGTGGTCCCGATGGTGTTGGCGGACCCGATCGCGGTGTACAGCCCCGCGATGTAGGTGTCGGCGGTGTTGGCCAGCTGGTACGCAGCACGGCCTTCGAGGTACGCCTGCATGTCGCCTGCGGCCTGGCGCCTGTCCACGTCATCGATGGCGAAGCTGAAGCTGTACGCCTGGTTGATCTGGAGCTGCATGCCGGCGTCGATCAGCGCCTGGTAGGCCAGGGTGCCGCCGATCGTGTAGGCGGAGATCGTCGGGTCACCGAACTGGGTGATGTGGACGTTGTTGCCGGGGCCGCTGATCTCCCCGTCGTAGTCGTTGTTGACGACCATCGGGCTGCCGTAGACGAGCTTCTTCTGGAGGGCCGCGAGGATGACACGGGACCAGATTGAAGGCTTGAAGTTTAGTACCGAAATGGGAATCACCTGCCTGTTTAAGCGCATTTGAATGCGCGCTGAGTGAACGGATGGAATTACTCCGGCCACCCCGCCAGGAGGTGTTGCCGCGTGTCGAACCTGATTTCGCTTTGAAGCCGCTAAAGGGCCATGCGCCGCTGCCAGCAGCGACGGGATGGCCCCGGGGGAATTACGACGCCTGTGTGCCCGCGCGAGCGTTTGCGGCTGTCAGCGGGTTCGGTGTTACGGCGTATCTGGTGTTCAGTAACGCTTCTGCTTTGCGGGCGCGAAGCCCTCGTCACGGAACAGCCCTGCGTTCACGGCGTCCCAGACGGCCTGCGGGGTCATGCTCAGTGCGTCGGCCTCGGTCAGCTGCCGCTGTCCTCCCGGTGCCCCGTTGAACTCCCCGCCAGAACGGGGAATCGTCGGAGCGGGAGGGGCGGGTGCAGCCGGGGGTGCCAGCGGATTGGCGGCCGGCACGGGAGTGATCGCGGCCTTGTAGCCCGGGTTGGCGGTCACCGCGGCCTCGATCGCCTCAGTGACCCGCGCCCCGAAGTCCTCCGCTGCCGGGTCCAGCCCGGTGACAGTGGCGACGAACGCGCGGGAATCCAGCAGGGCATTGCCGTTGACGCCGCTCGCGTAGGCGCTGCGCAGGACGGCGAGCTCAACATCGGCGGCGCGTTTCTGCGCGGCGTGGGTGGTGGCTTCGGCCCGTGCGGCGTCACGCTCGAGCTGTGCCCGCTCGGCGAGCTGCTCGGGGGTGACATCTTCCTGGGCGATGCCGAGGGCGACGGCGAGTGCCTTGTTGCGGGCCGCCTGGTCAGCTTCGGCCTTGGCTGCTGCGGCCTTCATGCCGTCGAGGGTTTTCTCGATGGCCTGCCGCTTGGCGCGCTCTTGCTTGTACTCCTCCCGGATGGCGGCGACCGTGCGTGCGGTCTTCTCCGGGTCGTCTCCTGCGGCCTGCTGCGGCTCCTGTCCGCTGGCTGGCTCGGGTGATGCTGCCGGTGTTTCTCCCGCCTGGGGAGTTGCCGGCGGCGTCTCAGGGGGCGCCGGGGTGCCTTCGGGAGGGGTTTCCGTGTCACCGGGGGCTCCGCCGGCGGCGACGTGGATAGGTAGTCCGTTCTTGCGGTAGCCGAGGAACGCACCGGGCGCGGTCGGCAGGGTGATCGTCATTGCGGGTGGCCTCCAGGGCCTCGGATGGGCCGCGCCAGGCGGCATGAAAAAGACGCACCAAGGGGAGGTGCGCCGTTACGGTGTGGTCATGGCAAGCACAGCTACCTGCACGTGGGAGTACGACCCGAGCCGGTTCTGCTGGAACCTCTGGGAGCGCGGCGGCGGCCGGCCCGACCGGAATGTTGGCTTCCTCGCGGTGGAGTCGGTAGCCGACGTCTCGCGTGCTGGCCATGAAGGCCATGTGCTGGCAGTCGAGAAAGGCGTGCCGGACGCCTGGCAGCGGTTCCTGCGCTGGGTGAAGGACACGTACGGGGTGCCGTTTCCCGATGACGCCCGGCCGCTGGCATGAGCGACCGGAGCGGGCCAGAGTGCAGGTGCCAGTGCAATGCATGCCGCAGTACCTGCCGCGCGGGCGGCAGGCTGGCTGAGGTGGAAGTCGCCGCCGCCCGGAAGTGGCACCCGGAGATGGGCGGCGGCGAGATGCCGCGCCCGGCTGAGACATGGGATGACGTGATCGACGGCATGATCCGGTCGGCACCGGCCGGTCTCAGGGGTCCGATGCGTTCCTGGAGGGGCCGGGTTTAGCGCCGGGTCTCCGCCAGCCTGTGCCGCGCCCGTGCCTTCTCGTGCGGCGTCAGGGCTGCCACGGCGAGCCTCGCGGCGTGCCGCTGCCTTAGTGCCTGGGCCTGCTGCCTGCGGTCCTCAGCGTGGCGCACGGCGGCCTGCGCGGTTGTTTCCACGGGTGCCGCGAGGTCGGACAGGTCTGCGCCGTCAGCGACGGGCATCGTGCTGCATCGGCAATTCGGGTGGCCCCAGCCGCCCATGATCATTTCCTGGAGGGTCCCGGCTACCGTCGCCGTGAACTGCTTCCCTGCCGCGTCAGTGACCGAAACCCGCGCGCCCGGAGGCGTAGAGCCAGTCAGCGAGACTGTCTTTCCCAGCCAGGGCAGGCATTTCCCGCAGATGTGCTCGGCCCACCGGGAGTAGACGACTGCCAGGTCCCCGCCGTCAGCGCGGATCTGCCGCCATTCGTCCTCGCGGATGAGGTTCGAGATCGTGGTACGGGTCGCCATCTCGACGTAGGCGGTCACGTCCCATGCGCGGCCCGTAGCGTCCGTGAACCCGGTGATGCCATGTCCTGCTGCCCTGGTGATGGCTGCCTGGGCGGCTGCGAGACGGTCAGCGAGGCTCCCGGACGCGGGGACTGCGGCGGTGACCTCGCGGAAGATCGCCAGCGTGCTCTTGTACGCGGACCGGCCGGCGGAGCCGAGCATCTCCTGAAGGGTCGCGAAGCTTCCCGTCCTGGCGAGGTCTCCGGGTACGGGGACGTGAGCGCGGGGGTTGATCCCGGCAGCGATGAGGATGGCGATGGTGCGGGCTATCGCGGTGGCGATGATCGCGGCTGCGAGGGATGCGAGCCTGCGGGCTGCCTGCGCCGCTGCCGTGGCGGCTGCCTGCTGCCGGCGTTTGCGCCATGCCTGCTGCTGGCGGGGGTTCATCCCGCGCGGAGGGGGCGCCGTGGCGATCGAGGATGCGGTGACGGCCTTGCGGACCGCTGAGGCGAGCGCGGCGAGGAGGGCGATCTCCGCTGCCAGCCATACTGCCGCCACGGCGGCTCCGATCGCGGCTGAGCGTATCTCCCTGGTGCCCCCGGGGTCAGGCAGCGGGGGCGGCATAGACGGGCTGCATGTCGCAGCCGCAGCCGGTGGTGATCTTTCCGAGGATGCCCGGCGCGCTTGTCATCGTCAGGTGCGCGCAAGTCCAGCCGCAGATGCGCGGCGCGACCTTCCGGTCGATTTCCTCGCGGATCCCGGCCTCTGCGAGATCCCGCAGCAGCTTCCCCGGGACACTGACACGGTGAATGCGCCCGTCAGGATCCGGTGCCAGCATCTCCACTTCCGCCAGCCCGTCTACCTCGCGCGCCGCCGCCTCGCGAATCCAGTCACTCACGCTCACGCCAGCGGCCTTCGCGAACTGGCGCACCGAAGCGAGCAGATCCCCGCCGAACCGGACGGACACGACGTGATCCAGTTCGCGGCCCCATCGCTTCATGACGCCTCCTTGCGATCAATGGTCAGCCATCCCCAGTGCAGTGGTTCCGGCTTGTCATTGCGGCACCAGTTGCCGTGCTCGTCCTTGTGGTAGCGGTAGCGGCTGATGCCTTCCAGGTGCGGCCAGGACCAGCAAGGTTCCCAGACGGCCACGCCGTCGATCTCCCGACCCGATGGCCTCGTGCTGCGAACGGAAAGCAGTCCCAGCACGACATGCCAGTGCCCGATGGAAACGGACAGCCTGTTCGGCTCGCCTAGCGGCGCGTTCAGGTCCAGGCAGATGCCGTTGCGCGGCAGTGACACCTTGCGCTCGGCATCTATGAAGCCGTACGGCCCGACACGCAGCGACAGGCAGGCCCCGAACGGGAACCGGGTGTTCCAGTCGGCATCGAAGTAGATCCAGCGGCCCTTGATGGTCCAGCACGGTGAGCTGTACTTGGTGAAATCGGGATACCTGCTGCGGATGAATTTCAATCTGATCCCGCTGACGCGCGGGCGGGCGGTGAGGTACTGCTAGGAACCCGAGCCGCCCTTGGGGCTGGGCTGCGGGTCAGAAGGGAAGGTCGGTTCTTTGTTGTCGCTGCCGCTCCACGCCTGCCCATAGGCGGTGGCGAGGGTGTCGAGCCCGGCGCGCTGGCGCATGGTGCCGGAACTCTCGCTCACGCCGGGAGTGACGGGAGGCTGCTTCGCTCCAGGGGTGCGGTGGGGACGGCCGGCCTTCGGGAACGGCTTTTGTGCCATGTCAGTCCTCCCTGGTCACACTCGGCCGGTAGCGCTCCTGTACACCATCAGGGAGCGCGGGATCACCGGGGCGCGGCAGGGCGCGACGCAGGTCAACCACGCCAACCACCTTGTCGCCTGCGGCGTATGAGCCCAGATCCGGGTGACCGTGATGCTCTCGGTTCCCGGTGGCGTAGGCGTCACATGCCTCCTGGGACGGGTACAGGAACGCGCACACGTCATCCGGGTGGATCGTCCCGCGCAGGCCGAGGGCTCGCAGCGCAACGCCACCATTGACCTGCGGCGGCTTCCCGTAGCGCCGCCATAGCTCGCTGCGCGGCAGTACCGCAGTGGCAGCCATGTCAGCCAACCTTTCCCGGCAGCGGCGCGTGACCGTTGCCTACCCTCGTGATCTTCGCGGCGTGGTTGCGCAGGTTCGTCAGCGCCGTGTTCACCGCGCCGCGGATGTCGGACTTGCTCGGCACCGACTGGGAAAGGAGCGTGGACAGTTCCCCGAGCGGCGGCTGGCCGAGCAGCGGCGAGCGGCAGGTGATGAGGATCAGCCACCCGAGCCCGGTCTGCCCCTGATGCTGGACCGGGGACCACGAGATCGAGTAGCCGTAGCTTTCCGGGTCCAGTGCAAGGGACTCGATTGCCTCGGCTACATGGGTGCGGACTTCCACCGACAGGTCAATGGGGCTCATCAGTGCCCCGCAGGACGGTCGCCGGGCTCGTGCTCTACCCGCTCGGGCCAGTGCCACGTTCCGCCGCGCCTGTCGTGTTCGTCATGCTCGGCCTCGTTGAAGAACAGGCCGGTCGGGTTGAGCACGCACAGGTCAACCGGATCCATCGGCAAGTCCTCGGTGTTGACGTAGGGGCCGCCGAGATCGTGCACGTCAGCGATGATCGCCGCCCGGCACTTGCTCGGGAATGCCTGTTCACCGTCCCGGCCGGGAGGCGTCCCGTAGCTGACGTAGTGGACGATGCGCCCGATGCTTGGCTTCATCAGTAGACCGTACCGCCAAGTCCGAACGGAGAGTAGCCGTACCCGGACCCTCCGTAAGGGATCACCGGGTCAGCGGGAGCGGCTGACTGCTGCCGGTTCGCTGGCGGGTTCGGGTTCACTCCCACGGTCGCGCTCTCGGTGGACGTGACGCCCTTCTCCATGTCCGGCTTGAACTGCGCTGGGCTGATCTGCGCGGAGTGGACGCAGGACTGCACCGGCACGGACGCCTTGTTGGGGTGCGGCGGCAGCCCGGCGGTCTTGCGCGGCGCGATCATCTACTTGGTGGGGTCCGCGTCGGCGCGGGTTGCTCCCCGCAGCTTCGCCGCGCCCTTGGTGACTACCGGGTCACGGCCGTTCTCCCACGATGTCGGGCCTGTCACCACGGCAGGGCGGGTGTGCGGCACCAGCTTGGGGTGGGTGATGTTCGGCATCGGCGGGTTATGCGGGGGGACCGCTGGATGCGTGGTGTTCGCCGCCGCTGCCTGGACGCGCTGCGGCGACGTGGAGGTCAGGCCGTTGCCGGCGCAGTTGCCGGGGATAGGCCGGGGTGCCTTAGCCATCTACTTGCCTGCCCTTCTGAGGCGTGTGCTGAGCATGAGTGCGGCCCGCATGGCGGTCGCCAGGGCCGCGAGCGCGGCGGGGCGCTCGTCCGGGTCATCGGCGAGCGCCAGGAGGACTGCCATCTACTTGCCCTTCTTCTTGCTGCCGCCCTTGAGGACGTTGCGAGCGAACCTGGCCTGCGCTGCCGCCTTCGGCCCGGCTTTGCCCGCGAGCGCGGCGGCCATCTTCGCTGCGGGGATCGGCTGGTCAGGAGGGACGCCGAGCGACTTGTGCAGGCCGCCCTTGGCGAACGTGATGGGCTTGGCGCCGCCCTTGGCCGGGATGGTCTCCGTCTTCGGGGACTTCGGCGGGGCTGCCCTGCGTGCCGGGCGCTGGACTGCGGGCTTAGCCCGCGAGACCCGTCCGCTTGCCTGCTTCGGTGCCACAACCGCTCCCTTACTGCCCGCCTGAGTCCTGATCGGTGTCCGACGTGGCCGCGTCCTGCTCCACCTGCGACCCGATGTCCGTTGCCCCGACAGCACCGGGGATCTCCCCCAGTTCCTGGCCGAGATCCTCCCCCGGCGTCGTGGACAGGGAAATCCTCGCCCGCGACAGCATGCCCAGCGACACCTCGTCGTAGATCCGCTGCACTTCCATCGCGACCTTCTCCGGGGACCAGTCCGGGTGCGTCATCGCCACCGCGGTCTCCACCGACGCCGCTTCCGCGCCCCGCAACGCCGAGACCGTCTGCGCGAGCTCCAGCTGATCCGGCTGCACCACGTCCGGGAACTCCACGTCCGGGCGCACGGGGGTGATGTCCATGTGGAACACGGACTGCTCGATGGACATCAGGCCGTAGAGGATGTCCGCGAGAGCAGGCCGCCAGTACGTGATCTTCTTGCCGCGCGTGGTCAGGGACTTGCGTTCCCGTGCCACGACTTCCGTGGCGGTCTGCGCTACGTCGCCCTGGATGCCGAGGGTCTGCCCGGAGTACCCCGCCATCTGGATGATCATTTCCATCATCGAGGAGACGGTCTGCTGATGCGCCTGCCAGCGGATGTCGAACTGCTGGGCCATGATCTGCTGGCCCATCGTCCCCTCGCCGGAGACCATGGCGGCGACGGGGACGAAGACTTCCCGCTCAGGCTCGAAAATCCCGCCCTTACCCCGGCCGATGTTGTCGATGTAGCTGCTGGGGACGATGAGGCGGGCCTTGCCGAGGCGGATGTCGCGCATCCATGAGCCGTACACCTCGTCCAGGGCGTCCAGGTCCGTCTCCAGGCCGCTGTAGTCCGAGCGGCCGAACGGGGCCGTGTGCGGGCCGAGGTCACGCCAGATCCGGTTGGGCCGCATGTTCGGGACATACACGACCGTGGAGGCGTCTTTCGGCTGGTCGGGGAACGTGATCGCGTTGCCCTCGGTGACCATCTGCGCGTACGGCGCGGTCTCCCAGAAGTCGCCCAGGTTGCCCTGCTGCCCGATCTTGTCCTGCTCGCCGACGTACACGCCGTGCAGGATCGCGTTGCGGCCCGGGATGTGCTTCTCAAGGTGCCGGATCACGGTCTTGCCCTCGTCGCGGATCACGGTCCAGAACGTGACGGCGACTAGCTTGCTGCCACGGAACTCCGGTACGGCGGCGTCGGCGGGAACCAGGTCGATCCACGGGTGATCACTGACGTCGGTGTCCCAGGTGACGCGCAGGTACACGCCGCCCATCGCCGCGCAGTGCTCGGCGCCTTCGAGGAACGTGGCGTGCGTGCCGTCGTCGACTAGCCCGGTGAGGTAGTCCTGGCCGCCGGCCTCATGCTTGAGCGCCGGCGGCTGGGAGAACAGGAGACTCGCCGAGGATGAGGCGATGTCACCGGCCAGGGGCAGGTGGATGTTGTTCCTTTTCTCCCCTGGCGGCGTGGCGATCCCGTGATACCAGCGGCGGACAGACCCTAGCAAACCACCGCGATACTGGCCAGGGCGCGGTGTCGGCAGGCCGGGCTCGCCGGTAGTCGCAAAGTAACTACGGGCGATGGGCGAGTCGCCGCCCAATGCGTAGTATGTGCGCATCAAAGCGTCACAATCGCCGCCCCACCATGCGGCCCAGCACTTCATGTCCCACAGGATCGGATCCCAGACGGGCGGCGGCCAGGCCCCCTCTGGGTTCTGGGGCAATCCGCGCGCAGGTCCCGGCCCGAGGGCCAGCGGGATCCGCATCTTGTCCCGGTCGTCGGTGAAGGGCATCCCCACGCAGCCCACCCCCGAGTTCGGACATCAGCTTGGCGCCCTTACTGCGGTTGCAGCGCTTGTGCGAGGGCCGGAGGTTGCCGTAGGTCTCGGTGCCGCCCCGGGCGATCGGGATCACGTGGTCGAACTCAAGATCCGACCTGTCCGCGATCTCGCGCGTGCAGATGTGGCAGACCATCCCGAACTCGGCAAGGATCGCCTCGCGGTCCACGCGCTCTGGGTCCGGGCCGATGCGCCCGAGCCGGCGGCGCCTCGACTCGTACACCAGTGCGTTCCAGCGCGCCCGGTTCTGCTCCCGCCATGCCGTCGTCGCGGCGCGTACGGCTTCCCAGTTCTCCTGCTGCCACTGCCGCTTGCGGGCCGCGATTTGCTCCCGGTGCGTCTCGTGGTACTTCCGCGCGGCAGCCTTCATGCTCGCGGCCTTGTCCTCTGGCGAGAGCTTGGCAAACGACCGCTTGGCCTCACCGGCCAGCGGGTCACCGAACTGCTGCCAGCGGTCGAAATGGAACCCGCACCAGCCGCGCTTACGGGCCGGGGTTTCGCAGCCATCAACGGAACACGGCGCCGGGGTGTCCCGGGCGTAGGCTTCACGCTTCGCGATCCTGCTGCACTCGATGCAGTGCCGCTTGCCGCGATGGATGCGGGTGTTCGCAGGCGTGTACTCGTGCTCCTGCGGGCAGTGAGTGACCGGCTCCGGATCGTCCGTGCCGCCGGTCGCCTTCACCCGCAGGTAGTGCTTCTGGCACATGTCGTTGCGCAGGGGCTCGATCCGCCCGCAGCCCTCTACGATGCACGCCCGGCCGGAACCTGCGGGAGTCTTGATGTCAGCCGGCCCGGGATCGCCGTTGCGCTTCCAGCGCCGGTAGTGCGGATCGCACATGCCGTGGCGTGTCTGCCCGGTGCGACCGCATCCGGGGACCGAACAGGTACCGTTGGCCATGTCAGCCTGCCCAAACAGGTTGTCCACGATCCCCGGTCAGGTGGTACTGGCGCGGGGATCCTTACGTGATCAGCCTATCGTGACCGGCTGACAGCGCACCGTTACTCGTCCTCGTCGTCGTCATCATCCAGCAGCGGCAGGTAGTCCCCGCACTCCGGGCAGGCGCAGCCGTCCTCGTCACAGCGCTCGCAGCGTCCCTTGCGGCACCAGTCGCAGATCCAGCCGGTCAAGGGCGGCGCCACGCTTCCATCGCGTCGAAATGCGCGGTGCTGGCCTGCTCGAATGTGACGAGCGCCCGCTTGAGATCATCCAGCTTGACTCGCGCGCGGCCCCAGTCGCCCATCTCGCTGAGCGCGGCAGTGACCGCGCCGTGGGCATTGTGGGCCGTGGCCGCGAGGTTGCGCACGTCGGCCGGGCACGCCGGGCAGCAGTGGCCCGTCTCGGTGCAGAACCGCGCCGTGACCGGATCAGTTACAGCAGCATTAAGGGGAGGGAGGTTGCCCACTTTTCTCACCTCCCCTCTCGTCAAGCCCTCTCGTCAAGAGGGAAGTGCCTGGTCACCGGCCGGATTTGAACCGGCGTTTACCAGACGGGGGCCATTCCCGCGCCCGTGAAGGCGTGGGTTCCGGAGCGCGCGCGCACTCCGCTGGGGACTCGATCCCCGCCGCGCTGGGTGCCCTGGGCCGCTAGACGACTGGTGACCGGGCGATGTCAGCTTACGGGCGACGGCTCATCTCGCGGCGGCAAGGTGCCGCTCCGGTCATAGCGGTGCGCTGTCTCCAGCACCGTGGACCAGCCGAACTGACGCCCCCGGTTCACGATGGCGATGGGGTGCGGGCCGAGTAGCTGGCGCACGGCGTCTTCCTGCCATTTCGTCAGCTCGATCAGATCGCCGCGAGGCGTCCAGCCCTTCATGCCGCCCAGCGTAGCTACCACGCCGCGTCCGTGCCGCGCTCGCGGCCTGACGGGACCATGTAGGACGACATGTGCCACTCGACGGGACGGGCCTGGAGGGGAACCTTCAGGCCCGCTCCTGTCGTGCAGTGCTCCAGCCCCGGACGCTCAGGGATCTCGCCGTCCATCCGAAGGGACGGACGGATGCAGGAAATGGACTGAAGAAGGGCCATCGCAAGGTCATCATGGCCGGCGCGGGCAGGGACCGCGATCCGCACCGTACCCGAATCCATGGCCTCGAACTCCAGGGCGCGGAGCTGGCGGAGCAACTCGGGCTCGCGGGGGATGACGAGCCTGCCCTGCTGCATCATCATCTTGATCTTCCCGAACCCGGACTGCTTCCTGCGCGCATCCGTCCAGACCGACGATACGACGGTGGCGGAACCCTGGCGGTAAAGCCGGTCGCGGAGGGTCTCAGTCGGCGCCGCGCCCACACCGTTACATTCCGACCCAATAATGCGCATTTCGTAAGCCATGGCGATCTCCGCGGAGCGGTCTACCCACTGGCTGTAGGGGCACCTGTAGCGGTATTCCAGCCACGGCACGAAGTACGCCAGCTCGCGGCCGTTCAGGCCCCCGTCGTCCAGCGCGGCGACGACAACCGCGGCCTGCGCGTCCTGGGAGTATGCCCAGTCCAGGCCCATCGCCGCGCCGAACGGGCGGATCACCCGGCCCGCTTCGGAGTCGTACGGGCACATGAGGTTCATGGCCTCGGGGGAGATCAGGTCGTAGTCGGCTACGGAGCCGGTGATCTCGGCCTCGGAGAAGAACGTCCCGGCGTCGTCCTGCCATTCGGCGAGGTACTCGCGGCGGAAGTATTCGGCGGTCTCGCGCTTGCGGATCTCCGCGAGCAGGCTCTCGTCCACCAGCGGCGAGATCGAGGACGGCCAGTGCCACGACTCGTACATCTCATCGGGGCGGTCCATCCCGCGCTGCCACATCTGGCGGAAGAAATGCTCCGCGCCGCCCCACGGGCTCGAGCACAGGATCACCCGCGAGCCCGGCCGGGCGATGATCACCGGCTCGGCCGCGCGCCACAGGTCCCCGTCGATGAACCCGGCCTCGTCCAGGATCAGCAGGTCCACCGACCAGCCCCGGATCTGCCGCTGCGAGGCGGGCACCGACAGGATCTGGGAGCCGTTCGTCAGCACCACGCGGCTCTTGGTCTCGTCTACGACCGAGCCGCGCAGCAGCGGCCGGCCGCACAGGTCCCCGATGTCCGCCAGAACCCGCTGGGCCGCGATCTCGCCCGCCGAGACGATCAGCACCAGGCACCCCGGCGACGTGAACGCCTTGTGCAGGGCAGAGATCGAGAGCAGCCTGCTCTTACCTGCCTGTCTGCCGGAGCAGATTACCCGGTATCTCGCCTGCGACCGTACGACCGCAATCTGGTGATCCCACAAGGGGGCGCCACAGAGCAGCCGCGAGAACTCAACCGGATCGCGGGCCGCCCGGATCAGCGTGCCGGCATCGGCCAAGGTTCCCCCGCAATGTCAGTCTGACGTGGGAGAATGGTCACTAAGCGCGAAGTCCCGGCGACGGCCTGCCAGCCGTCCCGGGCGCGGCCAGGTATTCTCTGCTGAAATATTCCGCAGTTTCCCTTTTGCGGATTTCCTCCAGCAGGTCGTCATCGACCAGCGGCGAGATGGAGCTTGGCCAGTGCCAGGACTCGAACATCTCGTCCGGGGAGTCCATGCCCCGCTGCCACATCGCCCTGAAAAAGTGCGTTACGTCGCCCCAGGGGCTGCTGCAAAGGATCACCCGTGAGCCGGGCCGGGCGATGATAGCCGGCTCTGAGGCCCTCCATAGTTCTGGGTCGATAAAGGCTGCTTCGTCCAGAATTAAAAGATCGATGGACCAGCCTCTGACCTGCCTCTGGGAGGCCGGCACCGAGAGGATCTGGCTGCCGTTGCTCAGCACCACGCGGGATTTGGTCTCATCGACCACGCTCCCGCGCAGCAGCGGCGCGGTGCACAGATCCCCGATGTCCGCGAGGACGCGCTGGGCCGCGATCTCCCCGGCGGAGACGATCAGCACCAGGCAGCCCGGGGACGTGAACGCCTTGTGCAGGGCAGAGATGGCCAGGAACCGG